CCTAACGCGGCGAAGTGCACCACGTTTTCTAGGCTGGATGATCTTGTCTGCTAGACCCAAAACTATGGTCTCATCTGCCGATAGGTAGAGATCACGCTGGCAAACGTCTTGCCAGAAAGCCTTAGGCATCCTAGAGTTGGCCTCAAAGATATCGTACAGGCGTTCCTGCAGGCACTGTGAATGTCTGCTCTCAATCATTACGTCAGTGTGGCGGTCTTCTAGTGCTTCTGAACCGTCATGGATCATCACGTAGGTGTTTTTGTGTAGGTACCTGATATCACACACAGCCATTATCCAGGTTGCAGCAGACGCTATCAAACCGCCACCTACGAACTTTATCTGAACCGGTGCTGCCTCTATCTCGTCGACCAGTCGCAGTGCTTCATACGGATCGCCACCTGGGCATGACATGTGGATCTCTATTGGAGAAGACGATGTCTCATACATCTTGTGCATACTGCGGATCACCATCTCTACAGATGGCCAAGAGAAATCGTTCTCGTTTTCCGATTCTATTATGCCGTAGTAGATTCGACGCTTTTCTAAATCTATTCCGTAGGTCAGAACATCGTCGATGCGGTTTTTATCGGACATTTTTCACCCCTGGTAGTCTAGCTTATTTTACTTAAAAGGACGCAAAATGAAAGAATCAGTAGCAGATTTTATTGCCCGAGGTGGTGCAGTCAACCTGGTGCCTGCACAGCAGCAACCACAGACTGTCCATACGCTGCCTGTGAAAGCAAGTACTATTGATTTCTTGGACTTAGGCCAGGGTGCCCTGATCTACTCCGAGTCCGCACTAGAAAAGAAGACCCGACGCGGGGTAAAACCAAAGGCAAGGAAGGCACGCATCACCACTATCAATGCGAGCTTGCTGCCTGCAAACCTGTTAGGACTTCTTAAAACCATTGAGGTCTCGCGCAATGAAGAAAAAGAAAAAGCTGCTGCTGAATGAAGACAAGGGTTTTGTTGAGCTGCACTTCAGTGTGGACGAAGTCATAAACCTGCTAGAGATCTTGGCTTTCAGCAGAAAGCTATGCAATAGTCTGGTGGCCAACCCACCAGAGTCTATGTCTGACGATACCAAATATATGCTTCAAGACAAGATGCTTTCGGCTTCTCTATTGGAAGAGAAGATCAGAGCTGATGTGGATCCAGGTAGACCCGAAGGTCCTCTCCACTGATCGGTTTCCGATCCTAAGATTTAAAAACATTTACAAGGAGATACGATGAAACCCTCCCGTATTCCAGAAGTATTAGATCTCGCTCTTCAAGCTCGAACGGTTGGCAAGAATTTCGTCCCTATGTTTGCCGGTGCTGCAGGTATCGGCAAGAGCGAGCTATCGCAAGCATGGGTCAAGGGGCAGCGCAAACGCAACCCTGGGTTCGGTTTTATCGATCTTCGTTGCGCGTACCTTGAAGCTCCAGATTTCATTGGTTTCCCGGGTGAAGAGCGTGATGCTTCTGGTGTAGTTCGTACTGCCCACAGACTCCCTGAGTTCTGGCCAACAGACCCAGAATCAGAAGGTTTGATTCTCCTTGAAGAACCAAACCGCGGCACCACGGCCGTCATGAACTGCTTGATGCAGCTCCTTACTGACCGCAAGGTTCACAACTACACCCTTCCAAAGGGTTGGGTTATCGCTGCTGCGCTAAACCCTGATTCTGCAGAATACGACACAAACGCGATGGATGCTGCCCTTAAGAACCGTTTCGCGGTTTTTGAGGTTGAGTACGACCACAATACCTTCGTATCCTTCATGGAAGAAAACGGCTGGGACCAGCAGATCATATACTTCGTTAAGTCTGGCTTCTGGACCTACAAAGACGCCTCTACTATCGGCAAAGACAGCATCTACATCTCGCCTCGTACGTGGTCGCAGCTCAATGCTGCTCACAAAGCCGGCGCGATGGAAGATAAGCAGCTGCACCGAGTTATCGCGTCTGCTGTCCTTGGCAAAGACATCGGCAACGAGTTCTGGAATTTCGTCCACGATGACGCGCCGGTTACTGCCACAGATCTGGTTAAAGACAAGACACGCGCGCTCAAGAAGCTCAAAGAACAATCGCAGCCAGACGCCTACAAAGGTGACAAGATCGCTGTAACTGTTGAGTCTATCATCAAAGAATACGGTGGGGACCAGCCGCAAGAAGGCCAGGTCAGCGAACAGACGATGGTTGAGGTAGCTAAGACCATTTCTTCGGATCAAGCGGTAAACCTCATCAAGGGCTGTGGTCTTAAATCGCACAACGGTAATATCACCCATTTCTTTACAGACTTCTGTAAGCGCTACCCAGAACTCGTCGACATCCTGAAAGCAAACATCAAGCTAAGCAAGACTAAATGAGAAAAAGCAAGAACCACAAAGCGCGGAAGTGGCAGAACCAACCTGCCTACTCTAGGAGCCAGGGAGCTCAGATAGATAATGTTCGCGACCATGTTACGCGGTTCGGATTAAGTAATCCTAACTCTAAGTGCATTGTGGTTCTTGATGTTTCTGTTATAGATTCCTTTATGCTTCATTTCGGTTTAAGCAGAACAGATGCGGTCAGCAGCATACTTCGGCACGTCTCGGTTGAAAGTCACAAGAACAAATCAACTCGAGGCTTTAAGCAGCTGAAGATAAAGAACAAACCCATAGTTCTTTGGGTTGTGAAACAGAAAACTTGGAAAGGAGACAGTCATCGACTATTCATAACACTAAAACCAACGTTCATAATAACATCCGTAGAAGAAATCGCAGACAAACTAGCGCATCAGGCTATCGTTGATATGCTCGGTGACTAAGTTTCTGCAATGGAGTATTTATGTTAAAGCATTTTATGATGTCAGTCGTCGTAGCTTCCACCCTGTCTTGCAGCGATTCAACCGCATCTGTGTCGGTCTCAGCATCACAAAGCTCTGTCTTTTCAGCGGGATCGTTAGATAAAGACTCGAAGGAACTAGGCGACTACGTACTCCTGATGATGCGGATCGTTAACGCAGATATGTCAGCTACCAGGATGAACGTCGTCGCGAGAAGTATCGTGGGTGTCGCTAATGACATCTTCGCTACACTGGACGAGCGCAAGCAGTTTGTAGTTATGGTTGCTATAGAATCGAAGTTCAACACCGACGCTAAATCAACAGCCGGTGCACTCGGTCTCACGCAGATTATGCCCCAGTATGCCCGCGAGTTTGGTGTTTCGTGCGGTATAAAGGATCTTAGGGACCAAGATCTGGTCCATCCTGATGTAAACCTGATACTCGGTGCCTGTAGGTTTAAAGCCTTACTGGATACCTTCAATGGGCAACCTGTTCCAGCTTTAGTGGCTTACAACGCAGGTTTAGCATCCAACCAGCTGAAACAATTGCAGTCTTTGCGAGAAATAACGAACACAGAGACAGCGTCATATGTGGTGAAATGGGTTTATGTCAAAGACCAAGCAGACAAACAAACGTCCAAACGTAAAGAAAAAGTCAGCAACACAAAAACCAGTGGACTTAAGTAAGGTAAGACGCAAGAAGATACAGGACCGTAAGCGAGTGATAAAATGTCGCTCGCATCTTCCTTCTCAGAAGAAGAAGGAAACGTTCACGTCTTACTCAAAGTACCTTTCTGTTCTTAAAGAGCGCATCGCAAGGATAGAGAGGATCATAGAAGAGATTAAGGAGCTAGCGGATGAGCAGCAGCGGGACTGAGTTTAAGGTAAAGCTGGTATCGATTTCTAGTAGTCCAAACGGCGAACCTACCACACCAGAAGATACCATTACGTACTGCGCCAGGGTGTCTAATCCCAGCAACCAAAACAACACTGCTACGGCGCCTAAACTACTCAAATATCTTAAAGACAACAACCACTGGTCTCCTTTCGAGATGGCTCACGCCGTCCTAGAGATCGAGACTTCCCGCGGTATATCTCCGCAGATACTGCGACATCGCAACTTTAGCTTTCAAGAGTTTAGTCAGCGTTATCAATCAGTTACAGAAGAAGGCGTGGTGATCTACGCAGCTAGACGCCAGGATCACAAGAACCGCCAGAACTCTATAGACGACCTACCAGAAGAAGTTAAAGCTGAGTGGGAAACCCGACAGCTTGAGAACTGGAAGAGTTCGTTTGCCCACTATAAGTGGGCCACAGATAGTGGGATTGCTAAAGAGTCAGCTAGGTTTGTGCTGCCTCTTGGGGCCAAAACAAGGCTGTATATGGGTGGTAGTATTAGAAGCTGGATGCATTATATCGACGTCAGAACCGATGCGTCCACCCAGAAAGAACACCGCGATATCGCGCTAGCGTGCCTAGATGCCCTGAAACCATATTTTCCCAATGTCTTTGGTGGTAGTGATGTCTGACGATAATAAAGATGATAACGTAGTGGACATATTCTCCAGGCTGCCAACTGAAGAGAACCCGAAGACCAGCGCACTGATGCGCCTATCGGATGATATAGACGACGTCTTGAACGCGTACCTATCTGCTGGGATGTCACCAGACATGGTTGCTGCAGTGATATCAAACCGTTTGGGTACATTAATCTCTGCGATGAGAGACGCAGGTATAGACGATCCTGTCGACATCTATACTCAGATAGTCATAGATACGGTAGAGAGTAAGAAAGACTGAAATGTGCGGCGGCGTGGGAAGCTGAAGGCATCGTAGCTCTGGCTACGGGCGAACCCGACCAGGGTGGTATATCGCCACCTGACTCGTGCGGGTAGCGAACGTAAGGCCTTCTGGAGACACGCGGTGCAGGTTCGCTGGTGGTACGAGGGCGTAAGTAACCTAAGCAAAGCCACTTGGCCGGAGTAGCGACCGGCCCGCACACCTATCTCACAATAACAATAGAGAGGGAAATATGTCTGTAGAAAGCATCATCAGCATCATCAACGCGACCGGCGACACGGTGTCCCACATTATATTTCAGGTAGCGATGTTCTTTGCCATTCAACAGGCTAGCACTTGGCTCAGCATTACGTTTCCCTGTTTGCTGCTTTATGGCCTCTTTCTAAGGATTGCCAATGGTGCCGCAACGCCCGAAAGCCCCCTAGTTGGACTCAAAGTAGCAGCATACATACTACTGGCTGTAACCTTGTTCACGGGCGTCAGAGGAGCCTCTCACATACTGCAAGCCGCTGTTAGTCCCAGTGTCTATGTAGCTAGTGAGATTGGTGCCATTGACAAGATAATTCAAGGCACTAAAAAATAAAAGAAGGATGATTCTGTGGGAAAAGACTCTTCCTCAATAGAAAATACTAAAAACTTTAAAAACAAACTTCTTCTATATGTTGTGTTCTATAGAGCCATTGTCCTAGGGTCTATTGCTGCCGTGATACTGATGGCTTTAGCAACAGGCCTGAGCATTGAATATGGTCACCACAACTACAGCAATAAGCCGTGCCTCGGCGGAGCTTTCTTACTTTTGTTTATGGTTGTTGGTCACGCCGGTCTCTTTAGCCTAAAAGATAGCAGGCTGAAATTCCTGTCAAAGACAGTCCCTAAATTTATCAGGAATCATCGCTCTATTGAGATTTACACAGTTTGGTATAACGTCGCGAACTACAATCCATATAGAAAGATATTTTATTTAGAAGGCGATTCAATAGGGCTGCGTGAGGTTTCGGAAAAGGAAGTAACAGACCAACTAGTTAATGCTTACTGCAAAGATGTCTACCCTTTTAAAAACACACTTAATAAATACCTGGGTTATTCGTACAAATACCTAAAACATTTGTGATTTTTATCAGGAATCAGGAAAACATAATTATATATGTTTACAAAAATATAAAAGTTGATATGTTTAAAGAGTGAGGCAGCGTGGGAAGCTGGGTTCGTTATAAGGGGTAATGCCCTACCTACCCTGGAGACACGCACTGAACTGGCAGGTCAAATACTCTAACCCTTACGGGAAAGTTCCAGTCAGTAAACTTTGATGCCGGAGTCGCGACCGGCCCTCACAGATAACTTAAAGGAGTCACAGATGAAAATAAGTTTTAAAGACGGATTTAAGGCAGGCCTAGGACTTATTGCTGCTCAGGTCGTTGCGGGGATAATCGCTGCGTGCGCCCTTGGTATGTTTCTCGTTGTTGTTGCCATGTTGGCTAAATAACACTCGTCAGCACCCCCAAACATCAAGGAATAGAAGATGATTCTAGCTCTTGTGATTTTACTGATGGCCAATCAGGGCATACTCGTGGCCCAACCAATAATAGTCAACACTCTAGTTGCTGGGTCTTTAGCCAATAGCCACTGGGACACTGCTGCGGCCTATTTGGTGCAGCTCGAGACTGAAAAAGAATGCTTGATGATTAGGTCTATCCCCGCTGTTAAACCAGAAAAATAGATAAATTATTCTCTAACGTGAAGTTTAAGAGTTAGGGAATAACGACAAGTCAGGCTGGTTAAACGGGTAGTGAAGTAAACCTTCCGGTAAGAGCGGATCTAGGAATAAACCAGATGAAGTTTAAATGTGTTAACGACCAAAAGGTCAAAATGTTTGGCGGCTATACTCAAATAAACGGCCTAACTAAAGGCAAAGAATACGTTGGCAGCATAGTAACTACAGGCTACTGGGCCGACAATATAATGATAGTGGTACTTGACGACGATAGTGAGTGGTTTGGGTACTCGCCTCAACGATTTGAACCGGTGGAGAACTAATATGCACCCAGATAAAGACAAACTGCTCTGCGAGAAATACCCAAAGCTGTTCTCTGAGCGCTACCTACCGATGACCCAGACTTGCATGTACTGGGGTTTTGAGCACGGTGACGGCTGGTTCAACATCATCGACGCGCTGTGCGCCAACATCCAGCACCACATTGACTCCTCGGCTGACCACCGCAAGAGTGCTTTAGAATACAATGAAATGATCAGCGATGCCAAAGCCGGAAACTGGGAAAAGTTTGACAACTACTGGACTGGTTCAGTAAACCCAGAGTATATTGCTGCGATGAGAAACCAGATATCAGAAACCAGTCCACGTAAGGTTTCAGAAGAAATACCGCAGGTAGTGGTGACACAGGTTAAAGAGAAGTTCGGTACACTGCGCTTCTACTATAATGGTGGTAACGACTACGTTGATGGGATGGTGAGGATGGCAGAATCGATGAGCGGATGCACGTGCGAGCAGTGTGGTGCACCCGGGACTCAGATTGGTTCTGGTTGGATTAGCACGCGGTGCGAGGGGTGCATAAGCAATGGAAGATAACTTCAAACTGAACAGATCCTACCGTCTAGTTGAGGTGAACTACCAGCCTTGGGACGACTACCCTTGGTACGTGGTTCGCACCGGATCTGTGCCAGACCGTAGTGGTTTCCACCTGGGCAGAGAGGGAACGTCTTTCAAGACTCTTGATGCTGCCACCAGCTTCATAAACAATTTCGTCAAGCGAGACCTAGAGTTCATACAGGCGAAGATAGACGAAAAAGAGTCTACGTCACCAGTTGTTTTAAACAATAAAGATTGATCTACGACACTCTAACATAGCAGATGATATGGTATAATCTCTTTAAGAGGTTGACATTTATGAAAACCGTATATCTTCTGTGTGGTGTTTCTGGGTCTGGTAAGAGCTGGGTAGCCGATAGGGTTTCTCATCTCGTAAAGTACGTGCCGTACGATAAGCATGGACACGTAGAACCGACATCTTCACTTGAGCTACATGACAGGACGGTGCACATCTCGACAACCATAAAGAGATGGAGAGAAAAAGGAATAAACGTTATTCCGCTGTTTGTTATGGGAGACCTAGAGACCGTCAAATCTCAACTGATCAGCAGGGGTGGAACTGTAACCCCAAACCTATCTACTAGATGGAGCAGGTTGTCGAGGGTCGCTGATCGATATGCTGCTTTCGTAGGATCCAGTGAAGAGACACTAGGGTTCCTGCTTAACGAACTTAAACACAGAAACGTGCCGCATCTGGTTTATAAAGCGACATTCCCAAACGGCAAGATATACATCGGCAAAACTAACCAGGGTTTAGATAAAAGAAAATATGACCATTTCTGGCTTGCAAAGAGAAGTAAGAGCTTGATGGCGCGAGCTCTGGTGAAATATCAGGACGATATATCGTGGGAGATCGTAGAGGACGGGATAGTCGGGTTGGAGCTATCAAACGAGAGAGAAAAGTACTGGATAGCGAAGTATGGTTCAAACGATAAGAACCGCGGATATAATCTCACTGATGGCGGCGACGGTGGGGTTAGAAGTGAGGACGCGGAGAAACGTCGCGCCCAAGCGGTAAAGAAGGCGCTAAAGAACCCAGAGACGCGCGCTAAACTGTCAGCAAAAACCAAACAAAACTGGGAAAAGAACCGAAACAAGATGTCCGCGGCGATAAAGAAATCTAGATCCACTCCTGAATCTAGAGCTCTCACTTCCCTAAGGTCTAAGGAAACGTACGCCTCTCCTGAGGCAAAGGCTAGACTCAGTGATGCAATAAGAAAGAGATACGAAGATCCAGAACAGAGAACTAAGACGTCTAAGGCAAACCTTACCGCTAGAGCTAAAGCGTTTTCAGGATTAGATCCAAGCGGAGAATACGTAGGGACGTGGGAAAACAAGAAGACTGCTGCCGAAGAACTTGGTATACACTACACAGGTATCAGCAGCGTTTTGGCTGGACGCCTTAAACATACACATGGATACGTGTTCAAGTATGTTTCCGAATCTATTAATCCTCAAACCAGAGGAGGCCAAGATGAGCCAATCCAGTCAGAATCCTAGCACGAACAGCAACAAATCCAACGCGTTAAAGGACGTGCAGAAGTACGATGTGTCGGCTGAGCTGATGCAGCAGTGCTTGAATACGTCGTTGTACGAGCTGACCAGGATGCATCCGTTTGTTGGTTCTACCCTGCAGATCATGACGATAATGTATACGTATGCGCTACCAACGGCTGGTGTGACGTTTAACGCAGATATGAAGAAATTTGAGCTCTATATAAACCCGGCCTTCTTCTGCCTTGCCCTCGATAGTAAGCAGCGCGTCGCCGTACTAATCCACGAGATGGCGCACATCCTAAACAAGCATCTCATCCGCATACCGTTCATGCGCGTATCTGATCATAAGCGGCAGCTGCTCAACATTGCTGGCGATCTGTCAATTAATCAGACCATACAAAACCTTCCGCGAGGCTGTAGCCAGTGTCCGCCTATCGAAGAACAGAAGACTGGCTCTTCGTGCCCAAACGAACTTTGCCCCGGTATGTGTCTAGACGTAGCTGACTTCTACGATGAAACCGCCGACGGCAAACGCAACTCCTGGCCTAAAAACCAGCCTCTTGAGGTCTACTTTGAGAAGCTGATGGAAAGGTACGAAGAGGAACCAGAAGAGGAAGAAGACAACTCTAAGCGCCTACTCGTATCTCTCTCGAGTACCGAGCACCTTGATGCCACCGGATCCGGCAGCAAGCGCGGCAAAACCCTAACCTTCAACAGTATTGGCAGTCAAAGTATAGACGGTCGCGTACTGACCACGGGGCAGAACGTACTCGTTAAAGACCAGACTGACCTTAAAGACAACGGTGTGTACGTGGTAACCAATGCTGGCACCAACACCTCTCCGTGCGTTCTAACCCGCCTAGACGCGCACGATGGCCACGATACGGCGTCTGAGGTAAAGGGTGGTGATGTCGCGGTGCCACGGCTCGGTACCGAGAACAAGGGTAAGTTCTTTGCTGTCAAGGCTGATAAAGACCACGTGGTGGACGTCGATGCCGAAGATATGGACTGGGTAGAGACGCAGGCTAAATCTGGAACCGGCAAGGGTAAGCCCCGCCAGTTTGACGTACACGATTGGCACGCTAACGCCGAGGAGTCAGAAGTCTTAGATGCGACCGAAGAGCTCGTCAAGCGGGCTATGGTAAAGCAGAGCATGAGCTACGACAACCTACCGTCTTCGGTGAGAGAGCTGCTGGACTCTATCAAGCAGCGCCGTGCAGAACTAAACTACAAAGCCCTTATACTGGCTGCTATCAAGAGGTCTGCGTCTGGGCACAACCGCGCGTACTCGTGGACCAGGCGGAGCAGGCGTTTCGGCAACAAAGCCCCTGGGACCAAAGACGGCAACCTACCCAAGCTGAGTCTGTACCTCGATACGTCTGGCTCTATATCTGTAGAAGAGCTCAACGTGTTTTTAGATATCGTCGATAACTTTTTGAAAGTAGGCGCTAGGAATTGCGAGATAAATCTGTTTAGTGATGCGAACTACTACGCGTCAAAGTATAAACTAGGCGATCGTTCAATGCAGGACCAGATCAAAAAGTCTGTAAGCATGGGTGGTACCTGCCTAGAGTCTTCCCTCAAGAAGATCCACGAAACTAGGGCTGATTTAGCCATAATAATTACAGATGGTTACTATGGCGACGTAAACTACGAAGAGTGGCAAAGGCCAGGTCAACAGATGCCCCAAGTTCTCTGGATCATCTCAAAGAACGGATCGGATAACCATCCTCTACAAAGACTCGGTAGCACGATAAAAGTACCTCAATGAGTTAAAAGGTGACAAATCTACTAGAAAAAATGATTTCTTACGCAGACTCAATGAGTGGCAAATGCCTATCTTATGAAGTCTTGGATTATGGTTCTAGAGTAGAGATGTCATGCTCTATGGGGCACAGTTGGTTTGCTGCTTTCCGCAATCTCTGGTACCAAAAGACATGGTGCCCCACATGTAAAGGAAGGCACAAAAGATCTCTCGAAGAAGCACAAAAACTAGCCACCTCAAGAGGTGGACAATGTCTATCCACAAAATACACTAATAATTACACTAGCCTTACCTGGCTGTGCGCAGCAGGTCACACATGGAAAGCATCTCTAGTTTCAGTATCAAACCAGAACACCTGGTGCAAGACGTGCCGATACGAATCTGCTAAGGGATCTAGTTTTTCAATAGATGACGCATCTAAATTAGCTAAAAACAACAATGGAGAATGTCTCTCTACTTCATATGTTGATATCCATAGCTATTTAGAATGGAGATGCGAAAAAGGCCATGAATGGAAAGCATCTTTAAATGCTATAAAAAACAACAAATACTGGTGTAAGAAATGCGATAGGACTAAATTTAGAAATACGTGCTTAGAGAGATATGGAGTGGAAAATCCAAATCAAAACAAAGACATTGCACTAAAAGGTGCTCGTAAAATTAACAAACCATCAATAAAGACTCATTGGAAAACTAATGAAGAGCTGGTTTGTCAAGGTAGTTACGAAGCTAATGTAGTAGACTACTTGAACTTTAACGAGATAGATTACAAATGGCAACCGGAAAGTTTTAAGCTATCTAATAAGAAGACCTATCGTCCTGATCTCTATCTGGTAGATTCCTCTACCTACATAGAGATAAAAGGATGGTGGCGAGACGACGCTAGAGAGAAATTCGATATATTTTGCACCGAATACCCTCATCTAATAGTTGAAGTTTGGGATAGAAAAGAGCTTTTAAATAGAAAAATCCTTACAGCAAACAAAAACACGGTGAAAATCGTTAAGTAAGTATAAACAATAAGAGTATTGATACAATCAAAACTACTGAAAGTACAACTATGCTCCTAGAGATCCGCAAATGGCCAGCCCCAATCCTTAGACAAAAAACCACAGTGGTGCATAGTTTTGACCATGAGCTCGAAGAGCTTTCAAGAAACATGATCGAAACCATGAGAGCAGCTTCTGGTATCGGTCTAGCGGCCAACCAGGTTGGTGATCTACGCCGCGTGGCTGTGGTTGAGGTGCCATTCATAGTCGGCGACAAGCTAAACTCGTACCACGGCGTTCCTATCGTCCTGGTAAACCCTAAGATCTTAGAAAGC